CTGAACCGGCAGGTTCAGAGCCATTAGCGCAGTCTGGTAACCGTCAAGCTCGGTATTCCCGAACTCACCGCGTGTCGGATCAACCGCCAAGCGCAGATAGTCACGGGCCGAGATTCCAAGCTCCTTGGAGAGTCCCACAATGTCACGACCGGCCTGAAGGCTCTCACCGCGATTGTCCGACTGGAGCTTCGCAAGAACCTCTTCGGCTGGCGCGCGGCTGCGGCTCAGTTCAAGAAGATTTGTAGGCTTCACTTTCATTTACTCCTTAGAGCTTCTCAACGATGGCGAAGCCGTTTCCAACTTCGATGACGTAGTTGCGGGGATCATTCACGCTCGCCGCACCCGTTGCAACCAGTCCTGCGGTAGCGGCACCCACAACGTGGTCACCAACTGCAACAGCACCCGATGTTGGGAGCTTCGAACGGAACTTACGCGAGATAGCGCCAACCTTGACACCATCTTGCTTGCGGTCTTCGAACGTCTCAAGACGCCCGAATACGGGATCGCCTGCCCCTGCCAGCTTCACGCTATTGCGTGCAGTCGCGTCGATAGTCACGGCCTTACCAACGTCAGCCGCCGTAATGGTCGACTTGAGGTAGTAAGTGAACGTGAAGTCCTCGAAACTGAACTGGTAAGTTACGACGCTATTCGGTGTGTATGCCACTTCTATACTCCTTTAGCGACCAGCTTTGAACGCCGACACCATCGACGCCTTGAACTTCGCCCCTGTCTCTGGCTTCTGTGTATCACTCGACACACCACCAACCGGAAGGATGGCAGTTAGGGCCGACTGACGTGCTTCGATGCCAGCCTTGAGGTCAGCAATCGTCTCGGGAACTGCGACGTTCGTCTCGCCGTTGGCAGTCGCCAGCTTGGTAAACATCTCACCAAGAGTCGCCTTTGCCTCGGAAAGCTCAGTCTCCGCAGTTGCTAGTTGATCTGCTTTCGAATCAGCACGAGCCGCAGCAAGATCAGTCTCTAGCGTAGATACCTTTCCTGTAAGCTCAGTGACACGACCCTCTAGCTGCGTATTCGATGCAGTCAGCGTCTCAACATCCTTCAGACTGACCTTGAGGTCAGCTTTGGTGTCGGACAACTGAGTCATCATTGCGTCTAGGTTCACGTCTTCCTCTCCTTTAGATGCCTGCAAGAAGAGGCGATCTACTTCAAAACCTCGTGCAGCAAGTTGCTGCAACGGCGCAGCGAGCTTTGACTGACTTTTGCCAATAATTTTAGCTTCTTTTGCCGCACCACGACTAACCAGACTCAGTTCCGTGAATACAGATACACCCACCAAGCGTGCGTGTACTCCATCAGTACCGATCTCGTGACCGTTCTCACACGTGCGATCATACAAGTGAGAGAACGTTGCTTCAGGACCACGATAATCGAAGTCGCACTCCGAGCAAAGAATCTGGCTGGCAAGGAAAGATACCGAAACTTCGTCTAGCGAACCAGCATCCAGCTTCTCCGCAGTCTTGGCTTCAGTCTGATCGACATAGAACAGGACTCGTAGTTCGTCCTCGCCCAACTCACTTGTGTGAGGCTCAGCGTAGAATACTCGACCCTTGGGTGTGTCCTCGCTGTCGTGATTGGCGATCAGTGGAAGGTGATTACCACCATTGATCGAATCTGCCATCTGGCGGATAGTCAGGCTCGATAGACGAGCCTTCTCGAAGATCGTCCCATCCTTACCCGGAAGCGGGTGCGTGTTGACCGCAATCGCTTCGAACACAGCGAAGCCAGACGGCTCGACATCTTCGCCGACCGCGTTCTTGATACGCTGTAGAAGTTCTGGGGTGTGGGTTAGACGCTTCATGAGGCTCCTATGAGCCGAAGCGCCTAACCTTGGCGAGTGTTAGTGGCAGTAACCGAAGCTAACCACTACTTCTTTGGCTTGGTAACGGTCTTGCTACGAGCCTGTTTAGTACCACCCTCCGGTGCCATTCCGCGTCCAAGCGGATCACCATTAGGAGACTGACCTTCGGCATCTACCGATGCACCCTCAACCGGTTCCATGAAACCTGTACCCGATAGTTCAGGAGCGGAGTCAGGACGAGGACGAGCAAAGATCGCCAAGTGGAACTCGTCGTCGCTTACATACCCACGACTTAGTGCCTGCTCCCAACGCGACTGCTTCATTGTCTTCTGAGGCTCAAGCTCTAGCTGCGGACGAAGCTCAACTGGCTCGAACGCAAACTCAATGCTTCCCTGAAACCCAGCAAGACGACAAGCCAGTGTTAGAGCCTGCGACCAGATACCAGCAACCATGCGGTTAAGCGAGTCGCAGTTCATCGCGAACAGACGAGCCTCAGTGGACGCCACCTGTCCGTTCGTGGACTTACCCACAACCGAAGGCATCGTCTTGAGTGCCGCCATGTTCTGAGCGTCGAACACGTCCATCACGTTCTGAATAGGCAGAGTGGACGCAGGCTTGTTGTCGTTGACCATGCTGATCTCGACAGCATCGGTGTGGACCAGAGCCTCGTCAGCACGCAGGTTCGTGAACATCGAACGGACCTGAGCCATTTGATTGTCCACAAACTCACGAGTCTTCTTCTCGTCAGAACGTAGTAGTGGTGGGGCCGACTTGAGAATGACTTCCTCAAGCACCTTCACGTCCATGCGTGGATAGCCGATAACCTGACTGATACGGTACAGATCGTTGATTACTTGCTGGCGGGCAGCAATGGTGTTGATGGCCGAGACGAACGGACTGTACGTGTAGATGTCGGTCGGGTTCTGCTGGAAGCGAGCAACGAAGAATGTCGGCACGTCCAAGTTGATCTCGACGTTTGAACCAGTCGGCTTCTGGACCGGCTTGTATTCCCCGGTCTTGCTCTCGTTCCACGTCACCGACATCATGTCGATCATACGCAGGCTGTCAGGCTCGAACTTCTTGTCGAGAATCAACTCAACACCGGGCGAACCACGAAGCAACGCCCAGAAGCGCATATCATCGTTCAACTCACCCATGCTCTGCTTGGCCGAGAAGCCAAGGCTGTAATCGGTGACTGTTGTCATCTTTTCGATGATCTGATTGGCCAGACGAATACCATCAGGGGCCAGTTCACCGTTCAGGTCGTATGCCTTGACGACGTAATCTGCCGAACCGGCAATCGACTGATACGCGAAGATCGCCGCCGACACGTCGCTGTCATGACGCGACAGGTCCGACATGAGGGTACGGGCGTCGGTTGATGTACGGCTGGTGAAGATGTCATCAAGGTGATTACGATAACGTGGCATCGTGAGGACAGGCTGTCCTACACGATAGGTTGCTGTTTGGGCCGTACCGCCTGCCTTCGCCTTCTTCTTCGGAAGGACAAGCTGGATACCCTGAAGACTCGCCATTACTTATACACTCCAAGGCGAGCAACTTTACTCGCGCCGACATTTGGTGTGAGGCTGATAGACGAAGTAGGCATCAAGAGTCCCGACAGGATCACGTTCGACATCAGACCCTTGGTTTCCCGAGTGTACAGATGCTCACATACCCGACGAGCCAACAAGCAGTACCCCATTGCGTGGAAGAAGTGGTCGTTACCGTTCAGCTTCTTCCAGACAGCTTCGACTTCAGGCATCTCATCACGCACCATGTCGCGCAAATGAGTAATGACTGTCTCCTTATTTGCACCGTAACCGGAAATAACCGCAGCCTTGTTCACAATCGCAGTACGCACACGGTCAAGGCACTGAGTACGGTTCACACGGTAATAGTCGACCGTGCCGGTTTCATCCAGCGCAGGCGAGATCGGTGCGTTACCAGCATAGAACACTGGCATCAGCACGCCCGCACTGTCGTCACGCAAAGCGTTGGCAGTCGGGATGAATGGCTGACGGTCAATACACCCCTGCACAATTGCGTAGTCACGACGCAACTCAGTCAGGCGCTCGAACAGCGACGAGATCGGAATCTGCTCGAAATGGAAAAACTCAAACCCGCCCTTGTCGATTTCGCGACCAAGTACGAGATGGCAGATGTTACCGAAGTCGAGTCCCAAGAATACCGGCGTGTCCTTCGACACCTCTGGGGCATCTCGTGTACCCTTGCTCATGGCGTGTTCGATTTCTTCACGCTGCAACTGAGCCGACGACTCCGTGAAGGGTTCACCAAGCACGGTGTTGTAGAATCCGCGCATGTAGTCCTGCTGCTGGTACTTGGCCATCTGGGTAAACACATACCCCGGCGTGATACGACCAGTCGAGAACGGACGGACCTTGTAGCTGCGGAAATTGACACGGGTTGGATAGCGGGCGACCCACTGACGCTGGTCAGCGTTGTTCAGGTCGAGTCGCTTCTGGCAACCCTTGCACTTCACGTAAGACCCGTCGAGGTTCAGTTCCGCGATCTGCTCCGGGGTCAGGTCGGTGAGCTTCGCAATATCCAGCTTGAAGTCTGGAATATGGATATACTCCATCGAGAACTCTGGAATCTGCTCGTGATTGCACGACGGGCAGACGATGATGTACTCTCGCTGATCGCCCTGCGAGTATGACTGATTGATCCCGTAGTCCACGAAACTTGGCGTCGAGAACGCCTGTGTCATCTTCATGGCCGAGTTCTGTAGTCGGCTCTGGAACAGACCGATCATGTCCTTCGGGCTTAGGTCAAGCTCGTCGTGCATGAGGAAGTCGGCAGAGATCGAGGTCGCGTCACCCTCGGTACAACCGGTAATATACCCGAAGCTGTCGAAGATTTGCACCATGTCCATACGACGGACAGGCTGGATAGCCATCGGCGGGTTGAAGATATTATCCGCGTCCAGAATAGGTTTCATACGCCCATTGTAGATACGCTTGAACATCTTCTCATTGGGAAGGGTGAAGATACCGGACAGACCACTGGTTCGACGCAAGAACGCGAAGAACTTTCGAATCTGGACCTCAGTAAGTCCTACCTGTGAACACTTCTCACAGGCCAGATTGGGGTGAGGGTCGGCTGCAATTGCTTGCTGGAATGGGTATTGCTTGAATGTAAACGGCTTCTTTTGAAGCGTAGTATTCTCGCAAATCCACTGGTCGAGCGGAACGCTTGAATCTGACGACCCGTAACGTTCAAGGCAAGCGTTCAACAATTCTCCATACATTGCTGCGCCCTTATCCTAGCTCTGGGTCTGGGTCAAGGCAAACGTATATCGAGGAAATGCAGCAAAAAACGCCTTGCGTCGGCCAACGAATTTGTGAGAGGTAGAGGCATGTCGTATTACCCAGCTATCACATCGGGACCGCTGATGGCGCTCTCGACCATCAAGCAGCAGCTTGATCTCGACGCAGGATACCTTGACCGGGAGGACTGCATGTATGACGAACAGACCAAGGAGGACGTTCGGAAACTGCTCGCTCCCACGATCATCGAAGTGCCAAAGATTGAGTACGTCGAAAAGATCGTAGAGCGCAAGGTCGAAGTTGCCGCCGAAGCCTCGAAGGGTGGGGGGCAGCGAGGACCGAAGGCCAAGGGCAATGCCGCAGCCAATGCTGACGTAATCGACAAGGAGTTGATGGAAGTTCTGGCCGACCTTCGCAGTCTCAAGCTGAACTCCAAGACGCTGCTTCCGAAAGACAAGCTGGACATCATGAAGGTTCAGGCCACGCTGCTCGAACGCTTCATCAACTCGCAAGAGAAGAACACCAACATCAAGAAGATGTCCCTATTCATGTCCACCGTGATGGGGATTCTGGACGACCTGATGCCGGAAGATACCCGGCAGTTGTTCATGAAGCGTCTTCAGCCATTCGTAGATTCGGAGTAAGAACGTGGGTATTTTCCGTGATTTCGCACCGCTCTACTGGGCGGCTGGACTTCCTGTCATTCCGCTTCGTCAGCGCAACAAGATGCCTGACATCAACTCGTGGTCCACCTACGGGTCGGAAATGCCTACCGATGCTTTGCAGAAGCACTGGCTGGCGTCGTTCCCCAATGGCAACATCGGTCTGCCGTTCGGTCCTGCTTCGGGTCTATGCGCCATCGACATCGATCTTGATGTCGAGAAGGACAAGGAACTGGTCGAAGCCATCCTGCAAATCCTTCCTGCGACGCCGTGGGTGCGTATCGGCAAGAAGGGCATGGGTCTGATCTACAAGTGGTCGGGCCAGAAAAACTTCAAGCTGCGTGGCGAAGACGGCGGCATGATCTGCGAGTTCCTTGGACTCGGGAACCAAATGGTGCTGCCTCCTTCGATCCACCCGGATACGGGTAAGCCATATGTTGCGAACAGCAATCTGTGGGAGGTTCTTGACCAGATCGAGGAACTGGACGATGACATTGAAGATCGCTTGCGCGGACTGTTGGGAAAAGCTGGTTTTAGCCTCGGCGCTGGAGGGCGTTCGGCCCCCCTCGACATTATCCCAGCCGGTGAGCGGGACGTGCAAATGGTGCGACACGCAGGATACCTTGCTCGTGTGGTCCTTGGCATCGATAAGTCCGCAAGTTTTTCGCTCAGTGCAGCTATCGAGCATATGCACACGTGGGTGAAGGACTTCACCGCTAAGGTCAACGGAGACAGCATGGACCCCGACAAGGGTGTTGCCAAGCTGTTGGAGTTCTTGCTGAAGGACTTGGAGAAGGGCCGTACCATGCCGGAAGGCTGGGACTCGGACCTGACCGACGAGCAGCGAGCGCACCCGACGATCAAGATGCTGATGGAGAAGAATCAGGATCAGCGTTGGACCGTGACCAAGGCAAAGAACTGGCTGGCGGGCAAGATCGCGGAGAATCAGTCGGACGATGACTGGTGTACCGCTCGTGTTGAGGAACTGCTTTCCAAGGTTGCAGCAGACGAGAATTTCACCGAGTTCCAGATGCGTTCGCTCGTTCCGCACGTGATGAAGATCGCAGCCGGGTTGGGGTTGAAGAAGTCCGACTTGATGCAGTCTTACAAGCAAGCCAAAAAGGGTGCGAACGGTGAGGATGCTTGGGAAGATCACGAGACGTTGGCTCGTGTTGTTCTCGAAGAGATGCAGCGTAACGGTGAAATCCGTTTCGACAATGGTGTGTTCTGGCAGTGGGGTGGAGCTTGCTTCGAAGCACTGGACGACGATGCCGTGTATCTTCAGGTTGCGACTACAGTGAAGGGTTCGCAGTTGCTCAAGCGTCACAACGACTACAAGTCGGTGACCGACGTGATGAAGCGTATCTGTAAGAACGCTCTGATTGAGGTGGCTGAGAATGGACTCAACTTCGCGAACGGATTTGTGGGCGAAGACCTTCGTATCCTCGACCACGACCCCAAGTATGGCGCTACTTTTACTCTGCCGTTCAACTACAACCCGGATGTCGCGACGCAGTGCAACGGCTGGCTTGAGTTCCTGCACTCGTGCTGGGAAGGTGAGCCAGACATCGTAGAGCGCATCATGTTCCTACAGGAACTGATGGCTGTGACGATGTTCAAGATCGCACCTCGCTACCAGCGTGCGTTCCTGCTGTATGGTCGAGCGGGTACGGGTAAGACCGTGATCCTCGACGTGATGCGTGGGATGCTGCCCCCGTCCGCTATTGCGGCTCTGGGACCGCAGCACTGGGCCGAACAGTTCTCGCCCACCGATCTCGTCGGTAAGGCGGCGAACATCTGTGGCGAGTTGCCAGAGTCGGGGGTTATTGCCGGTAACACGTTCAAGGAGATTGTCGAAGGTTCTCCCATTCGGACTTCCTACAAGAACAAGGACGGGTTTACCTTCATTCCGATGTGCGCTCACTGGTTCGCCTCCAACTTCCTGCCGATGTCGCGTGACTCGTCGCGTGGTTTCATTCGTCGCTGGGGTATCCTCGACTTCAGTCGGGTAGTCCCAGAGGACAAACAGGTCAAAGACTT